TCACTCTGCTTCCGGCGTTTTCGGCGCGCTGTCGTCGCGTTTATCTTCGCGATGACCGTGCCAGCCGCAATGCCCGCGACCATGGCGACCAAAGCCTTCGCGACGCTGCTGAATAAACGCCTCACGCTGCTCGGGGGTCATGTTCATCCAGCGTTCGTGCATACGACGGTGCGCGCCGAACATCCCCGGGCGGAAGCCCAGCCCACCGAACAGGATCCGGCTTAATACCAGAATCCCCAGCGCCTGCCAGAAACCGATGGCTTTCACGCCAAGAATGGCCGGGAGTAAGGCATTCCACAGGGTCATGACCACCAGTCCAAGCACAAGGACGATTACCGCGCCTATCACCAGCCCTTTACCCATACGGTGGCGGCCAAACCCGCGTCCGTGCCCTCTTCCGTGCATATCGAAATCTCTCATGGTGTTTACCTCATTTACAGTGATTGATTATGGCTTGTGATGAGGTAGACGGATGAGGCGGGGAAATATTGCTGGGGAAATGGGAAATTTTTTGAGGCTTGTGGAAACGCGTTTTTTGCCGGGTGAGACTACGCTTACCCGGCTTACGAAATACAATTTTGCAAGTTAGCCGGGCATCAACCAGGCCCCCCTGAGTGACACTGGGGGGGCAGCAAAAACGGCGTAAAAGTATCTGCAAACTCGTGCACCTGATGCATGCACAACTAACATTGAAAATTAATTTGCCCAATTAATGATTTCGTCCAGCCCTAAAAGTAGTGCAGGAAAGTAACTTTCATCCAGCCCAAGACTATCGTTAACAACTACACTTTCGGCAGGGTTTTCCGGTCTGAGAGTTAATGTCAAAAGCACCCCCCGACCAACAGATGAGGGTGAAAATATCAGGTTTAACTGGTTCTCCGTGCTATCAAAAACCACGTCCTGCGCTTTAACGCCATTAACTAAATTCGCATGTAAATTTTTGAGCTTATCTTTTAAAGCTCTAAGTTCACCGACATTAAAAGAAGCCTTATATTGAGCCTTAAGCTCTGGTAGCTCATACTCTACATAAGTTTGTATCCAGTCATACGCTGGGGCTTCGGGTGTATTTTCCCGCTCAAAGGGGGTAATCCGAAGTACTTTCCTGTCGCTAATTATTTCAATCATATTCAGTTCCATCACTTGTATAGAAAGTGAGTTATTGTCCAGTCTTTTTCACGCACCAACACCTCTAGTGTGTATTTTTTATAAATATAGGTGCCCTTTTCTGCCCGATTCTCTACGAGTTTATATATTTCTGATTCGTAACGAAAAAGCCCAGGAACCTTTTGAGGGTCAGGAGTTCTTTTTCCGTAGCGAATAACTTTTTCCTGAAGTTGCAAAGGAACATAGCGCCCGGGATTAAGCATATGTTTAGCAGGGGTTTCAGTCATTTTAAGAGACCGTGCAGATAAGCCCATTTTCAGGCGTCCACGCAAGAGACTGATGGTAGCCTCACTGAGTCTCACAGCTACGGCGGTTTTGACACCACTCTCCAGTAATGCTTTACCTGCGCGGAAAAGACGAAATGCGCCAAAGGCAATTAAAGCGAGGTCAGTTGGATCAATCAGAGGGGCTTCTAATGGCGCTTCTTCCAGCCTGATGAACACACCATCAGCATCATATATCTGCCATAAACCGGGCGCCTGAGCGACGGAGTAGCCAATACACATTCCACTCTCATCATCTACGATAGGCTTAGAATTCAGTGGAGGATTGCGAGGTCGAAACTGGAAGTATTCACCGGAGGGTAAATTTGACTGGAAGGTGTAGTAGCGTCCTGGCTCGTCTGTAGCCAATCCAACAGTCATTAGCATGATTTCCTTTTGACTTAATCTTGTGGTCATCATAATTGACGTTTTCGTTTCAATCCACTTTTCATGACTCGAGCTTAAGTCGCATTTAACGCTAACGCCTCATTGGGAGAGTCGTTCAACCTCGTCAGTACTGAAAGCAAATTTCTTCAGCACCTACGGCAACTTACTGTCGACCAGCGTTATCAGTGGAAAAGTATGGAGTTTGCCGAACAGGCCGAGGTCGTCCGGGCGTTGTCCAAGAAATACACCGTCGATTGTATCTGCATCGATTCTTGAAAAGCGCATGAGCGTGACCGGCCAATTCATGAAGCTGGAAACCTCACCGGCCAAATACACCCGCCGTGGCGTGGAGGATGGTGTTTACTGGTACGTATCGAGCTTTACCCACCCGCACCAGTTTGCCCCCGGTTCGGTGTGCCATCTGCTTGAGCCCGATATCAATCAGGAGCTCTACGGGATGCCGGAATACCTGAGCGCGCTTAATTCCGCCTGGCTGAATGAATCCGCCACGCTGTTTTGTTGAAAGTATTACCAGAACGGCGCGCACGCGGGTTACATCATGTACGTCACCGACGCGGCGCAGAGCAGCACCGACGTTGAGTCGCTGCGCTCCGCAATGCGTGACTCGAAAGGACTCGGGAATTTCAAAAACCTGTTTTTCTACGCCCCGAACGGGAAGCCGGACGGCATCAAGATCGTGCCGTTGAGTGAAGTCGCCACGAAAGATGATTTTTTTAACATCAAGAAGGTGAGCGCCGCTGACCTGCTCGATGCGCACCGCGTGCCGTTTCAGCTCATGGGCGGCAAACCTGAAAATATCGGCTCGATGGGCGATATCGAGAAGGTGGCACGGGTATTTGTGCGTAACGAGCTGTCGCCGCTGCAGGAGCGGTTTAAAGAGATTAACGATTGGTTAGGAATGGAGGTGATCCGCTTTAAGGATTACAGCATCGAGACCGACTAAATCCGCCCAAAGTGCCGCCTACGGGCGGCACATCCTCAGACCTCACCAGACGACGCACACGCCACGTAGCTCCGCCACCACTCACGATTCAACCTCACCGCTCAGCGCACCGCCACGATGCACACAGACCCGCAAAATAAATCCTGTCACCACGTCTGGCGCGCAGTGCTATCCCCGCCTCGCCTGCTCGCTTAAAAGGTCGCTTTACTACCTCAGCCTTCGGCTAGCTCTAGCGGTAAAAGGCTAATCTGCATAAGCTAAACACATGCAAAAAAATGCAATTTCACAGTCTACCCATAGCCATGTGGTGACGAAGGCGGGTGGTAAGTAACTTGTTGGAATATCATCTTTTATTTGACTGAAGTCACGTTTTCCATGTTTTTTTGCTCAATACCCAAGGAAAAAATTTTGATATGATTTTTCTTTGTTTTATTGGGTTAACTTTCCACACACAACATTCTGATTGGAGACAAAATGATTGATAACTATGTTGCGGATGAAAAATTATTAATCAAGAAAAGAACCATAAAAGATCTTGCTGACTATATAAACATTAGATCTGGCCAAACCCCTAACTATTCATTATTTTTAGGTGCTGGCGCTTCAGTTACATCAGGTATTAGAACAGGCTTCGAATTGGTTCAAGATTGGAGAGAAGAGATTTTCACCAAGTTTTCAAAAGAAGAATACTCAACACCTGATAAAGCCGTTGAATGGCTATCAAAAAAACACCCTGATTGGTATGATAAAAACAATGAGTATTCATCTCTATTCGAAAGAAAATTCGACTTACCTTCACAGCGCAGACGCTTCGTTGAACTCCAAGTCGATAAGAAGTTACCTTCCATTGGTTATGCATATCTTGTTGAATTATTTGAAACCGGATACTTTGACACTGTTTTCACAACAAACTTTGATGATTTAATCAACGAAGCCTTTTATCAGTTCTCGTCTAACAGGCCGTTATTATGTGCTCATGATTCTTCAATAAAGGGAATATCGATAACATCAGCAAGGCCCAAAATAATAAAGCTTCATGGTGACTATTTATTTGACAGCATTAAAAGCTCACTCAGAGAAACTGAATCTTTAGAAAATAACACCCGTGAAAAATTGATAGAATTCACTAAAGAATATGGTTTGATATTTGTAGGCTACGCTGGAAATGACAACTCAATCATGGATGTTCTAAAACATCTTTTAAAACAAAGCGATTACTTGAGAAATGGTATTTACTGGTGCACCAGAAAGGGTGATCATATAACACCAGAATTGTTTAAATTTTTAAATCATGAAAAAGTTTATTGGGTAGAAATAGATGGATTTGATCAATTAATGGCAGAATTAGTTCATGAGTTAGGTGGCAATCTATCATTGGGAGGAAACCAAAAATCTTCCAAAAGAGAACGCATGATTCAAAATTTCATTGCTGATGAATTTAAGTTAAATAGTAATAACCTTATCAAGAAAGACATTCTAAAATTAAAAAAAACACACATTGACTCAAGACATTTCCGCCCTTATTAATGAACTTTCTGAGGCTGAAGGTGACGATCAAAAGATACCTGAAGAAGATTTCAAAAACCTCTTAGCCATAGACAATCTAATTCGTTCTAAAAATTATAGCGCCGCAGAAGATAAACTTAATAAATTAACCAATAGCACCACTGATGACAATATAAAATCAAAATATCTTCGTCGCTTAGTTGAACTAAAAGAAGAGCAAAATGATACGAAATCCGCCCTTGAGTACAGCGATAAACTCATAGAGCTGGATGGATTCAATTTGCATTACTCACTTACAAGAACCAACATATTCCCTGAATTAAAAGAGAAAATCATATATCTCAAAACTCTTTTAGAAAAATTTAAATATAGCGTTGATCTCAGGAATCACTTATGTAGAGTATCATTAAGACATTTAGAAACAAATGATGAAAAACTTATAAACTTTACTGATATCTATAGACTTTTAGACGAGAGTTTAAAGCAAGATAGCAGCCTTGGAAATGACGCATGGCGCATAAAATATGATGCATTTAAATGCGAACACTTATCAAATCACGATAAAAAAGAAAGAAATTCTTTAATTAAGGATCTACTGGAAACATTAAAAGGTATAAATCCTCTTCATGATACTTATTTAGATATTTATTCAAGCCACTCCAGTTCAACTCAAGAAAAAAAAGAAGTATTAGCTTGTATTGAAACTTTAAGTGATGCTTACAAGATTAGTTCAAAAAGCAAAAAAAAGAACATATTGAAATATTTAACTCAATTATATCTATCATTATTTGATTCTGAAGTTGATGAAGACACACCAATTCTCATGAGAGAATTTATTGCTAAGTATGAAGAAGATAAAGACATTTCGTGCATTGCTCCTTTTGTTTTATTTAAATCACGCTTTGAAATTGGTTGTAATAAAAACATTTCAGCCGGAATAGAACTTGCTAAAGAAGCCATGGAAAGTCCTTGGCGTAATGATCATATCCAGAGCATTGTCGACATACTTTTAATTGATAGAGGAAACATAGAGTTAGTTGCGGAATTTTTAGATAACCTCCCAAGAGACACTTCAGAGGTTCTAATTTTAAAAATCAAAGCTGAGCTGGCATACCTTAAAGGAGATTACGAATCATCGTTCAAATTAATGGATATGGCTCGTGATAAAAAATGGAATTTTAGCAGCTACATTCTAGGGAAAACTTATGTAAATCTTTTAGCGAAAAATTATCGAGAAGTTATTAAATTAGTTGATGAGAACTTAGGGAAAATAAAAGACATCCAAGAGCATGACATTCTCATTATTAATCGTGAGCTAGCAAAAAGAAAGCTTGGCTTAGAGGTTAAGAAACACGACATATTATCAATAATAGCCCATTACAAATCTAAGGGCACTGTTCCGATGTGTGCTTTCTTCCTTTTAGATGATGAGCGACAAGGGAAAAGACAGTTGCAAGTATTATTAGAACAAGACTTTATTAATTATTATAGGTTCATCGAATGGCCAGTATTACCTGAGGGTGTTTTATTATCTTTCTCGCCAATAAAAGGTGAGGCAGCTTAAATTTCTTTATTAACCCTAACAGTGGGACACTCATTCTACTGTTAGGTTTTAATATGACACCTATAATCATCAAGACGGAAACCAGATCTTTTTATACTTGAATTGTCTACGCATCCAAATTTAGTACAATGAAGCCAGTTATTATTCTCTTCGTTATATTCTCGCGAGGTTTTTATCTCATGTTCAGCCTTTTTAGAACCACTAGAGATTGGACCCAATCTACAGTTATTGACAGGACTCCGAGGCACAGCCATGCCGCTTTTTAAAGTCAAAGGCTCAACAACCAAAAACTGTGGAACGATGCGTCATTCGGCTACTCAGGTAATTTGTACCAGCTCAGAGCCAAATGCTGGCCGTAGATGCCCACAACGTTTTCCCACGTAAGATTGCTAGCGCAACTTTCCAGTTACACCAGACATTAAAAAGGCTCCCTCAGGAGCTTTTTTAAACGCTTCAACTCAATGAAATAAAAGGATTTATTTCAAGTCACGTCCACATACTGACCACATCGATACAAGAAGCCCCGTGAATGCGGGGCTTATGTTTTAACTGACAATGATATTTAACAAGACATTTATTAAGCAACTCGTATACGTTTTACGGTCGGTTATGAGCGAAAAGTGAAAGTTCAAAATGCTTAGTTATTTTGAGGTCCTTTGAGTCATTGCGGTTAGCGATTTCTGTATCTGAAACAATACATCTTGTTTCAAACAGGCCCTCTATTATAATCTTTAAATTAAAAAATGGACATGAAACTGACCTCTAATGCGGTCAGTTTTATGCCTTTCAATTTGACGGAGAAAATACAAAACTTGCGTTTTATATTTAGCAAAACATCTTAGGATCGTACCCATTTTCAATACACATATCCCAAAGTTGCTGATATCCATCCTCTTGAACCCATTTTTTTACTCTAGAAGGATCAGCTCCAATAATTTGAGCCACGTGCAATAAAAGATCTCTTTTAGAATATGACTTACCAGCTAACCAAAAAGGAAACTCTTCATCTCCACTATGAATTAATAATTCAAAAATTGTAGTTGCCTTACCGTCAATGCTTTGAAGTTTAATTTCTCCGACACCATCCAAAAAACGATGTTCAGGATTTTCCCAGCTTGGAATTACACCTCGATAGGGTGCTCCATCGGAAAGCACTTCTACCAGCTGCGACACAACTCCAGGAACTCCTGATGTATCTGTAATCCCTACTATACCACTTAGTGCAAAATGCTTATTTTCAATTTCTCTCTTAGTGACATTCAACCAGATCGGAAGTATTTTTGTATTTCCTTCAATATTCTTCCTAATGAGAGCATCCATTTCAAAGGACGTCCAACTTTTAGTCAGATAAGCTGGACTCAAAACCAAAATACCTGTTCTCGATTCATTCATTCCCTTTTCAATCGAGTCAAGTAATCGATCTCCAACCTTAAGAGACATAGGAGCAAACCAAACGCTTAATCCATTATTTTTCAGCCCAAATGCTACATCCGTTACAAAGTCATTGTCTTCAACAGCATATGATATAAATGTATCGTGCATTTTAATCGCCTTTTTCTTGATAATTTAACTAAAGGTATAATTTGAGTTACGTGGACATTAGTTGCTCGATAATTACGTTTAATGTTAACTTAAGCAAGGAAATTCATTACTTTTACTAAAGAGCACGATCTAAATCAAACTCTTTCTTTTTGGGCGTTGGGCCGGACTTACTTGGTGGGTATTGCTTAAATGCCTCTAACCTGCATACTCACTGTTGCGACCGCCCCCAACTATCAGCAGTTGCTCTTGAATAAATGTCACCCTGATAGCTAGTAGACTTACGATTCGTCATCACGATCCGAACGTGGAGTTATAGATGTAGCAACTCCCACTTCAACAGTTCACGCCTTCTGTTTCGGCTACATGAGTCAAATGTGATTCTATCCAATTAACAGTAAAAGAAATAAAATCTACGAGTAATCTTGATAAGAAACAATTGCAATATTGATGGCTTCATCTCATTTCTTTTGGTTTGGTTTGGTTTGGTTTGAATTTCATCACTTCCACTGCAGGCACTTTGTAGACGGTCATATTGTAACAAGCCCCGCAAATACGAGGCTTTTTCTTGCGTTACATCCAATGAATTTGCTGCTGACCCGATTGTGCTAGATGTGGGGGCGCTGGCACTACCTCACCTGGCGAAACGATAAAACGCTCTACCGTCTCAGTGGTGACAAACGTGCAACTGCAGTTGATGTTTGTGCACTGGTGATAGCGCTCCTTAGTGGTATCCGTAAAGTAACGGCTAGTACGAGCGTGTGCGGCAAATTTGCATTTTGGACAGTGAAACATGATGAGCACCTTATGACGTTTCCGATGCGTTCATTTTACTGACTTTATCAATACAAAACAAACACATACAAAACAATCACCCTTCCAATTTCTCTGCCTCATACTCTACGTCAGAAACCTTAACCTCAAGCTCTAAGCCCGTCGTGTAGCCGTTCCCGTTGAGGTTATGCACCACCCTGCTGATTATCCATGCCTGATCGTCTATGACGCGCTTAAAGCCTTTCACCGCCACTGGCGTCTCGGGAAATAAATCAGCCCGGCCAATAGCGAGCGAGATTGAAAACTCCGCGACGCCGCGCTGCAGCTTGTCCCACTTTGCCTGAGCGGCACGCATGGCCTGCGCCTTTGTCGCGTAGATGGTCGTCAGCTCCAGCACGTTGTCAGACTCACCGACCATGTACTCGCCCTCGCGCGCTTCCTGCTCCTTTTTAGCTTTGGGCTTTGACGTGGCTTTGGTGGCCTTTGGGTGTTGCAGCGCGCGCAGGTGCTGCTCTTTGGGCTTGCGCTTAAGCTTCACCTTTTGCTTTTGCGGCTTCGGGTCTCTGGTGTGCAGCCATTTGGCCGTAACGCCGGTGTAGGCTTCGCGGTCAGCAATCGCAAACTGGTGCCGGTCGCCGTCGCCGCGTTCAAGTGTCATCTGCGGAATGGGCTTCCCGCTGGCCGTCTTACCGCTTCCGGCTTTCAGAAATAACAGATTCCCCGCTTTTACAGAGACCGCTGCACCGTTCCGGTCAGCCAGACGGGACAGAAACACCGCGTCGGATTCCTGCGACTGGTCAATGTGAGGTACGGGGATCGCTTTCAACGTGTCGGCCACGCTGGCTGTCATCTTATTGCGCGCTGCAATGGTCTCAACAATGACCCCGAGCGTGGTGTCGTGCCATGACTGTTCCCGGCGGGAGTTCAGCGAACCGCGAAAATCAGCGCTCCGCCCCCGGATGGTCAGCGTATCAGGCGCGCCCCGGTGCTCGATTTCATCGACCGTAAAGGTGCCTTTTTTTATCAAAGCGCTATCCTGCCAGCCAAGCCACAGCGTTAACGTTGCGCCGCGCGGAGGCAGAGCGATTTGCCCGTCGGTGTCATCGAGCTCGATATCGAGCTGGTCGGCCTCGAATCCGCGATTGTCCGTCATGGTCAGGCTGATTAACCGGTCGCTAAAATCCTGCGTAATATCTTCGTTATCCTGCTTGAGCATAAACGCCGGGGCTATCTTTGCCCCGGCCTGAATATTCATACCCGTAATCATCCCGCCAGCCCTCCCAGCCAGTTACCGGCAGATGTCACCAGATTGTCGGCCTGCGTTTTCAGGTCGCCGTATATCGCCGCGAGCGACTCATCGACCCGTTTCAGCGAGAGGCTAAACTCGATTTTTCTGGCCGCGCCGTCGCTGAATAATTCGCTGTGCGTGTGGGTCACTTTATCGATGACATACATGCCGTGGATCATGCCCGTTCCGTCAATCAGCGGCCACGCCCTGCCCTCGTCGGCCATCAGCTCGATACAGGCAGCTTGCCCTTCTCAATCATCCCTTTAACCGCTGCGGGAGTTTTTCCAATAAGACGGGCAAATTCCTGATATGGAACCGCATCTGTTCTACTTACAAGCTGGTTGTTCATCTGCTACGATTCTCCTTTAGTGTGATTAATTGCTCTTAATGGGCTTTAATTGCTCTCACTAGATAACCCAATAAGAGTAAAACATCCCAATGGGGGCAATATTCTTCCATAGGAGTAACTATGTCAACCCCGGTATTTGAGAAGATAAAGCTGATTAGAGAATCAGAGAGATTAAACAAGAGGCAATTCAGTGAGTTAACAGGGATAGCGTATAGCTCTCTTGCTGGTTATGAGTCCGGAGACAAAAAGCCCGGCGTTGAGCAAATCATGAAAATCCTGCAACACCCCCGGTTCACAAAGTACACGTTGTGGTTCATGGCCGATCAAATAACACCTGAAGCTGGGCAGATTGCACCGGCTCTCGCGCACTTTGGGCAGCAGACAACAACGTCATCCCACTCAGACCAGAAAACTGGCTAACTATTTATGGCGCTTATTTGTGCAGTAAATGCACAGTGAGTTTTTGCTATTTAAATCAGGAAATTGAAGTACGCAGTAACATCATCGGGAGGCTTTATGTCTGTTAAAAAGCTCGATGATGGTCGATATGAAGTGGACATTAGACCGACCGGGCGTAACGGAAAACGCATCCGTCGGAAGTTCGACAAGAAAAGCGAGGCGATGGCTTTTGAAAAGCATACTCAATATAACCATCACTCAAAGGAATGGCTTTCAAAACCAACGGACAAACGCCAATTGTCAGAACTGAAAGAGTTATGGTGGAAGCTGAAAGGTAAACATGAGGAGCACGGTCAATCGTATCTCAGGAAAATTGAGCGTTTCGAAACGATGACCGGAAACCCGTGCGCTTTCCAGATCACCAAGAGCCTGATAACGCAATATTGTGCTCAACGTCGGGGTGAAGGTATTAAGCCAACTACCATCAACCGCGACCTGATCACGCTAGGTGGGATGTTCACAACCCTAATTGAGTCAGAACTGTATAACGGTGAGCATCCATTCAGGGGATTCAAAAAACTGAAAGAGCAGACAGCCGAAACGGGCTATCTTACTCTTGAGGAAATTGACGCCTTACTTGCTGCGCTCTCAGGTGATAATCGTAAAATTGCGGTTTTGTGTTTGAGTACCGGAGCAAGATGGGGGGAAGCTGCGCGATTGAAGGCGGAGAATGTGATTCATAACCGGGTGTCTTTCGTTAAGACGAAAACCAACACACCGCGCACGGTCCCGATCTCTGATGACGTTGCGGCTTACGTAGTCGGCAAAGCACGAGGCTTTCTGTTTCCTGAGGCCAGTTATGCTGAATTCAGGCGAATCCTCAAAGAAGTTAAGCCCGACTTACCGGCGGGGCAAGCAACACATGCTCTACGACACTCTTTCGCCACGCACTTTATGATTAACGGGGGCAACATCATCACACTGCAGAGGATCTTAGGTCATACGAAAATTGCGCAGACAATGGTCTATGCGCACTTCGCTCCTCAATACCTGCAGGACGCGATTTCGCTTAATCCGTTGAAGGGTGCTAATGGTGGTCAGAGTGTCCACAATGTGTCCACACCCTAG